AAATAAATTTGTTACGCCATTTAAAAATTGATAAGAAGGAGAACGTTCTGCTACTTTATTTAGTACTTCTGTAGTTGTACCTATAACATCAGGTGTGTCTAGTTTTGTATCTACTTGTTGTCCATATATAGAAGCAACACCTTTGTATATATTCTTTGGCAACTCTTCTCCCATTTCTAACATAAGTCTACCTGCTATTTCACCAGCACCAACCATTGCATTACCTAATTCGTATTTACTTAGTAATCCTTTAGCAGCTTTTGCAACAGCTTTAGCATTAGATACACCAGCTTTTTCTAACATATCACCTACAGCTTGTATAGTTCCAGCTAATATAGCTTCTTCGTAATCAATACCATACTCTTTAAATATAGATTTTATAGCTTCCATTATCCTCCAAACATGTATGTCAACATATCTTGTTGCATTTTTCTAACTTGTTTAGCATTTTGCGTAGCTTCTACTACATTACCATACTCATCCTCAAATTGTTGTTCGCTAATTTCTGCAGGAGTTGCTAATGAAAACATAGATAAATCTACTGTACCTCTACCTGGATACTGTTCTTGTAAATCTTCTATCTGTGATTGACCTATATCTGCATATTCTGGTTGTGCAGTAAGGAAATTATAGCTTTCTAGTTCTTCTGCTTTACTTCTAGCTTGTGCATAAGCAACAGAATAACTACTCGCAAAGTTTGTTGACCATGTATCTAATTCTTGTTCTGTAGGTTTTCTACCTAACTTAGCTTCAAAATAACCTTCTACCATTTCTTCTAATGAACCTTGTGATGGAGGTATATACTCAGCTGCAAGTTTTTTAGCGGCTTCTGCTTCATCAGCTTCATCTAATTTAACTTGTTTAGCTGCAAGTTCTTTTAATCCAGCATTAAATAAATTTCTAGCAAAAGACCAATCGTTTACTTTAGCTTGTGTTTGTGAGAAATATACAGGTGCTAACTCTGTTTCTTCCATAATAGCTTTATAAGTTTCTGTTCCCTCTACAGCATACATATTGGTATCTATCCAGTTCATTACCATTTGTATAGATGTTCTAAGTTTTTCGCTAGATTCACCGATACTTTCTGCAAAGTAATTTTGTGGAACTAAATTGTTTTCTGTTAAAAAGTTTTGAAATGCTATTATTTCATCTTCTGATGCATAGTTATCTAGTATCCCAGTAACAGGTGTACCTTCAAAATGTCCAGCAAATGGTAATAAACTTGTTGTACCATCAGCATTTAATACAGGTCTTAATGGCGCACCATCAGCAGCAGATTGTAAAAATTGTAGTTCTGCTTGTGACAAATTTGGATTGTTTTGTATGTATGTCTTAATAGACAATGGGTCATCTAAATTAACTTTTACACTAATCTGTTCAAACAAATTAATATCTAATAAATCATCTCCCACTTCTACTTGTTTAGGAGCATCAGGGTCAGGTTCTGAAGGTCCATCTTCTATACCAGCTGCAATATCTGCTGCTGTTTGTGTAGGTCCAACTTCTTCAATTACTTCTACGTCATCATCTGTTGTAGTAACTCCAGACATTTCTTCATCAAAACCTGCTTTAAAATTAGTTATAGCACCTGATAAAGGCATATCACCTCTTATTTGTTCTAATGCTTTTGCTTTAGCTTTCCTATCTGCATCAGATGTAACTTCCCAGTTAGCGTCTAAGTACTCAATAAACTTTGGTCCACCTTGTTTAATTAATTCATTGATATTATTCAAATCTTCTATCTGTTGATTAACAGCACCAAGAACTTCTTTATTAAATTTAGCTAGTAACTGTCCTAATTTTTTTGTCATTTATTATCTTTCTGGTAAATAATCCAAATATTCTTGGTCATCTCTATATAACTTTAACATAACACCTGTCCATACTGGGTAAAAGTCTGGATAATCTTGCATAGCTTGATTAGCTTTATTATACATCCATATACGTAATCCCTTAGCTCTTACATCTTCTGATGTTAACCACCAATCAGGGTTTTGTGTAGCAGAATATAATGTAGATAATTCCTCTGCTTCTTTCCAATGTATCATTGCTTGTGCAAAACCTTTAGCTGCATCTAATTCCATAATGGCTGGGTTAATTAACCACATTGTTTTCATTTCATTAAAGATATCTTTTATAGCTGGAGGTGACAACAATCCATACTCATCAGCTTGGAATCCAGGTAAAGCTAGTTTTAGTTCTTCTCTATACAATCTTTTAACAATTGTTTTAGTATTACTATCTAATCCTGTTTTATCTAAATTTTTAGTAAATGTTTTATATCTAAAGAAACCTATAGTATCGTTTACACTTCTACGATATTGGTCAGGACTAAGTAAAGATTTTTCTCTTACAATATCGTTATAATTTTTTTCTTCAAAAGGATTATCTATATTTAAGTAATAACCACTTAGCTTTAATGAATCAAAGATTTCAGAGTTTTCTTTTTGAAAATTTTGTACACGAACACTATAAGGTTGTTTACCTGTTTCTGCTTGTGACCTAGGACTTAATAGATAAGGATGTTCTACACCATAAAGTTCAAAGAACTCATTGTATGTAGCTATATCATTACCTTGATTTTCTTCTTTAATTCTAGTGTACTCTTCATAAAGAACTGCTTGACCCCATTGATTACCTTGTTCATCATCAATAAAGTATTCAGGTTGAAAACCTGTAGGTCCAAAAAATTGATATAAAAACTGAAAACCAAACAATGTACCAGATTTTTCTTTAGCATACTCTAAGTAAGCTAATTCTATTTGTCCTTGGTTAACATCACCTAAAGCTAAACCTGGTTGTAGTTTTTGTATGTATGTATCTAATTTACCAGATTTATATAATCTTTCTGGTTCACCAGCTGATACTCCCCATCTATACAAATCTATTGTAGCTTTAGCTCTCATACGTTCTGCTTCTGAACTTGCATCAGTTATAACATCAAAATCATCACTTCCTGTAAATAACCAAGCAGCTAGTTTTTTGTATACAGGAGATATAGATACAATATCACTTGCTTTTTCTGGTGGTGGAAAGTCTCCAAATAACATTTTTTCTAAATCATTAGCCCAACCGTATTTAGCACCCATTTTTGTACTTGCTGTTTCTATAGAAGGAAGTACTTTATCTATACCAAATGCTACAAATGGGTTAGGTCCAGGTACAAATCCTTGTCCTAATAAGTTAACACCCTGTACATAACCTCTAGGTGATATCTGTAAACCTTGTTCACCATCAGATAACTCATCATCTAAAATTAAATTAGACATAAAACCACCGAATGGATATACAAACATATCTTCTTGTGGGTTTTGTGGATTAGGAACAAAGAAACCGTCACCAGAACTAGGCCCCATTGCATCTGCTGATGTAGCACCTCTAGTACCTACGTAACCTTTTCTAAGCACATATGGGTTTTGTGCAAATAATTTACCCCATGTTTGAAAGACTTCAAACCATACTTCAGCAAATGGAAATATGTTTACAAGTTTGTCAGATATAGTATGTTTTTGTTTTGTATCATATAATAATTCTTTTACACCTGCTAAACCATAAGCTTTACTTTCTATGTTCATAGCTTGATAATCGTCTATTTTTCCAGGTTTATATATTTTACTAAAGCCACGTAACTCTTGTATAACTGATTGTGGTACACCAGAATCAACAGCTTCTTTAATAAATTTATTTCTAAGACCAGTACTAAAATCTTCAAATCGTTCACCAATAAACATCCACCTAAATTGTTTAAATGTTGTTGACCTATTTAAAGTACCTATTGGTTTAGACATTAAATTATCAAATACTTTTTGATAGAATATATCCATAGCATCTTCAAACTGTCCTAAGAAACCTTTATCTGTAGTTTCATCTATAGTGTTTCTGACAACAGTCATAGTTCCAGGGTCAATACCATCTTCTTTGTTATAATATTTTTTAAGTTCATCAACAACTTTTCTTTTTTTAAACTCTTTCATAAGATTGGCTTCATTACTAAAAAACTCAATAGTTTCTTTTTTACCAGTACCATCAGTACCAAATTTATTTAGTTTACCTTCTGCAATCATTTTTCTAATAGAAGCATTACCTGTATTTGTATTAGGTCTTATTTGATATTTGTATGAACCATCTAATTGTTTAAGTATGTCTTTACCATTTATTATTTCACCACCAGTAGATATACGTATTCTTGATTCTAAGAATTGTAAATGTTGGTCAAGTGCATCAGAACCATCTTTAAGTATTTCTGACCATTTGTTACCACCTTTACTTACCATCATTAATCTAATTTCTCTACCTGCAGGACTAACTATCCATTTATTTAATTCTTCAGAACCATAACCATACTGAGCTACTTTTTGTGATAAAGGGTCATTACGCAAATGTCTCAACTCTGCATATATAGATTCTCCAATTTCATTAGGAGTTAACTCAGATTTTTGTTTACCAAGATATTCTAAGTATTTATTTTTTCTTTTACCTGCAGGACCAATGTCAGTAGGTTTAAATGTTTTTTGCATAGCTTCAATAACTTCTTCTTGCATAAGAAAATCAATAGCATCTTCATTATAAGTAGCACCTTTGTATTTAGATAATGGCATACTTTCTAATATTTTACCTACTTTAGAATTAGGATTATGAGCAGCTAACCATTGCAAATAACTAATTGGTTTATTGTATATACCTGACAAACCTTTTACAGCCATACGTGCTTGCTCTTCCATAAACACACGTGTAAAAAATGCAGCTCTCATAAGTACTAATGGTTTAAATACATTTCTTGTATAAAAGTTTGTAAGGTTAGTAAACATATTGTTCTCTAATCTTTTAACTGATATAACACCTGGTTCAAATGGATTAACTGCATTCTTAGAATCTTTAGCCCAAGGTGCATGATATTTTGTCCATTGTCCCATATCATGTCTAAAACTTGATTTTTGGAAAGTACCATCGCCAACTTTTTCGTAAGGTTTAAACATTTTACCCATAGCTTTGTTAAGTAATCTATAGTCAAGTAGCGGTGCAATGTTATCTTGCATTTCGTCAAACAATGAAGCTGTCATAGTAGTAACAAGTTCACCTTTATCATTGACTGCATTACCTAATTCATCTATTTCATAACCTTTGTAATTAGAACCTATGTTAGGAAGTATTTTATTATTTTTACCAGTAGCATATATTTTCATTTTATCTTGTCCAGAAAACATTTCTTGTGCTGCTTCTGCAACGTATGTCCAGTTACCACCTCTAGCTTTAACAAGTTCTATATCACGACTTGATTGTTCACTAGCAAATTTTCTAATACCTGTTTTATCACCTGGGTCTATGTCTAAAAAGTTATTTAATATCTTAGATGCTTCACCTGGGTCATAACCATTAACTTGTAAATGTGAACCTAATTGTCTATAACCTACTTCAATGTTATTAAGAGGTATACCCATTTCAGGAATTACACCTAATGTTTTTCTAAACCAAGGGTTGTAGCTAGCATTAAAGTTAGAACTAAAACCTAAATATCTTTCAAATGCAGGTAACTCTATACCTTCTGCTAGTTGTTCTGTATAGCTCATAACACCTTGGTCTGCTTTACGTGCAAGATAAGTTTTACCTACACTATCCATAGTGTCTACTACTTCATCAACAGAGTCTTCTACTCTAAGTAAACGTGTAGGTTTTGTTGGTATAACTTCTCTTATTGTTCTAGCTTTTTCACCAGCCCAGCTACCAAATGTTCTATATGCAGCATTAGGATTAATACCTGTTTTTTGTAATACTCTGTTTGTAACTAAAGAACCTGTCTTAGGAAGTAACCTACCAGGTAATGTATAAGGCACAGATTGTCCAGCTTTATTAAGAATTTGATATCCTGATTTACCAATCATTTGACTATACAAATCTTGTATCTTTAACCAGTCATCTTCTTGTGTGATAGCTTTTTGTATTTGTCCAGGTAAACTTCTAGTTATAGGGTTTGTTTGTATATAAGCTAATTGGTCTGGTCCTGTGTCAGCAAGTGTTTTAAAAAATGCAACATTAGTAGGTTGATTAAGTATTTCATCTTGTGTTGTTTGAAAAAACCTAGGCACTCTACCAAACAATGTATTTTCTTTTTTAAGTTTCTTTAAAGCTTTTCTAGTAGAAGTAAAATCTTTGCGATATTCTTTATTTTTAATAAATCTACCAGTACTGTCTAGATATTTATTAATATCTCCTTTACCTGTTTGTCCATCAATTTCATCACCAACAGTACGTAGTATTTCATCAGCTTGCGCTCTAGGAGATATCTTTACTGTTTTACCTGACTTAACTAGCTTACCATTGTCAAACAAGTCAAATGCTTTGTTTACACCACGCAAACCTTTGTTTAAGTTTTTTACACCTCCAATACCTTTACCTAGAAATACTTCAGGACCTATTTGATAAAAAGCATCAAGACCACCAGATAACAAATCAAATGCTCTAGAACCTGGTTCATAAAATTCTGATGCAGTTATCTTACCTGGTGAGTATTCGAGTAATATATTCTTGTTTGCCCATTCAGGTCTATAAAAATCTTGTTCGTCTTGTCCAGCCCAGAAATACTTTTGTTTACGTCTACCTGCATAGAAATTAACTTTATTAGGGTTATACGCAGATGTGTAATGTATTTCACCATTTTCATCATATTCTTTTAATGGTTCACCAATATTCTCATAAATAAAAGCTCTAGCAGATTCTGGTGTCATACCATAGTTTTCTGTTAAGTCTTTGTAGTAAGGTGTATTTTCTGCTTTAACAGACTCTATAGATATTTTTGTAGCTCTATCAAAGTTAAGTGGTTTACCTTGTACTACATTTCTCCACATATTAGCTAGTACTGGTTCACCACCCATATCGTGAGCTTCTTTTAACATATCTATGTGTTTCTTTATGTTATCTACACCATCACCATCTTTACCTAAATTCTCTACAGAAGTTTGACTTAGGTCAATTTGCAACATACTTTGTGCTTTTTGTGGTGTATAACCTTTTTTAAGTAGGTTATCGTATTGTTTTAAATCTCTTAGGTATGCTTGTGACCTACCTACTACCATAGGTTGTCCTGGTGTTACAGCATTAACTACAGAAGATAATACTGACCATTTACCAGAAGGACCTACAGTTTGAAATAATGCATCTAAAGCAGCAAATGCCCATACACCGTATTGGACATCACCTGGTTTAGCTCCACCTGGCATTAAACCACCTGTTAACAAATCACCTATAGACATCTTCATATTGTTTTCAGTATGTTCATAGCGATATTTTTGTTGTAATTCATTCCACAATCCTGCTGTAGCTACAACTTTGTTATTACTAATATCTTGTGCTATTTCTTTTACAGCTGCATAATCTGGTGGAACACCAGCAATAGCTAACCCTGCAGATACGTCAGCAGGTAACTCTGGAAATCTTTCTGCATAAACTTCTATATCTTTAATTATTTGATTGTTGTTTGTTAAAGCTGATTTGTATTGACCTGATTGTAATGAATCTTGATTAGCGCCACGAAGTATATCGTAATATTCATTACGGTCATATAGAATAAAACCCATTAACCCTGCCTATTATTAATTATTTCTAATATAACAGGTGATGGATTAACTTCGTATATAGCTTGTAAAATTGTATCTGTGTTGTCTTGTATTTTAGTTGGACCTGTACCTGGACCTATTGGTACACCTTGTGTTCCTGGTTCTCCAGGTCGTTCAGTAGGAGCAAAAATATTAGGTGCTACTACTTGATTAGCTACAGGTAAAGGTGCAATCTGTTGTTGTTGCATTAAATCTTGTTGTTCTCCATATGCAACATCAGGCATTCTTCTTAAAGGTTGTGTTTTACTACCTGCACCACCATCAGTTCTATTTCTGTTAGGTGTAGCTACTGGAGCAGGTTCAGCAGGTTGTCTGTAACCACCTCTACCGCTAGTTCGATTCTTTGCCATGATAAAAATCCTTAGTTATTAATATAATAATTCCTTTACTTGGAGTAATAATTTCTGTTATGTTTTCAGATAATATATCCATTTCGTCCATAACACCATATTCGTTATAGACCATGTCCCAAAATTCTGTTTCTACAAATTCATCCATACTACATTCCAAATGCTTGTGCCATTGTTGGCGGTCCACCTTGTCCTCCCATCGCTTGTGCCATCTGTTGTTGAATTAAAGCTTCTTGTTCAGGAGTCATCTGCGGCTCTTCAGGAGTATAAAACTGTTTCATAATCTCAGTTACTTCATTTGGATACTCATAAATAGCAATAGCTGCCATTGTTGCTGCAGGGTCGCCTTGTGATGACCTAGCTAGTATTGAATCAAACAAAACACTTTCTGCTTTATTTTTTCTAATACGTTCCTGTACTTTAGCTATGTTTTCTAAACCATCAATATTATCTTGTAAAGTTTCTACGTCTATAACACCTGCTTGTAGTAATTGCAAACCAGTTACAATTTTTTGTGGCTCATCAAATCCAGCCATAACTCCGTAGATACGTCTTGTGTTATAGTCTCCAGCAATATCAGCTAATGGTTTATAGTTCTCGCTAAATGCAGAACCTTTAAGAAAACCTGCCATAGGTTTTTTACTTATACCTTGTGAGTAAGATAAGACTACATCTAGCTCTAATCTCTTAGAGTCCATGTCTTCTAATGCTTGTTTAACAATTTCTCTATATTCATTAATCATTAATGACATAGTGGAGTTTAGTTCTGATAATCCTGCACCAGTAACAAAAGAGTTAGGTGATTGTGAATCATCAGTAACTGGATAGCCACCTACCATACGTAACTGTCGTTCCAATCTATCTACTTGTTGGAACAACTGATACGGCATATTGTTCATTGGTTTAGAAACTTGTGTACCTGGAGCTAAATAGTTAACAGCAAATCTACCTTTTCTATATTGTCCTGATTCTATTTCTCCAGATATATTAGTTTCTGTAAATACTGCATCTTCCATGGCTATTGAAGACATAATATTTATTTTTGCCATCATACCCATAAGACCTATGACATGGTCATATTGTCCTTTGAGATGGTCAAAAGATATTCGTTTCATAAACACAAACGGTGGTGTTGATAATACGTTAGGTATAAAGTCTAAAATCATATTACGTTCTGGGAATACTACATAAGTACCACCCATGTCATAATATTCAATAATCCTTACACCAGAGTAAGTATTGTCTTCCCAACCTTGTTCTCTGTTATTTTCATAAGACATAAAAGGAGTAGCTGTTTCAGAATAATTATTATCTTTAGTTTCATCTTCATCTACTTTTAATATCTCATTAGCAAACTCTGGATAAATCTGAGCAAGTTTGTATCTAGGTACACGTCTTACTACAGCCATTTCTCTTGGTTGTTGGTCAGGTCCAAAGTTTCCTGGGAAAGTATCATAAGGGTCTCTTAGTTCTGCTGATGGATATATGAATCCATTAGTATCTCTTTTAGTTGTTATTACCCAAGCACAGAAACCATATCCAGGTAGCCACCTAGATGCTTGTGCTAATTGTAAGTTAAGGTTTTGTTTATCATCATAGTTAGTAACAATACGTTCTAGTTTGTCTGCACGCATTTTACTTCTAGTTGAATCATTATCGTTAGGTACATCTACTCGTACTTGAGGTATACCTGAAATCTTTTGTGCAAGTCGGTCAATACCAGATTGCAACATGTTAGGAGCTGGTAGTAAATCAGCATCAGAGGTTTCCATTGTGTTACCTAGTAATGCTTTAATACCATCTGCACCACCATTTAAAATAGCTTTTATTCTAGCTTTAGAAATTTGTCGTTCTTGTACTAATTTTCCTGAAGTTAACTCAGAAGCATTTCTAACAATTTCTTTGTAAGATTTAATGTCTAAGTTTTCTATCCCCATGGTGCGTCATTCATATCTGTCATCTTGTACTCTCCATAACTAGGATTGTAATCTAATCCTATGTCAGCAGCATGCTCTTTTTGCATACGTCTAAAAACCTTCATCGGAAACCAACTAGCCATAACTATATCAGTTTTTTCCTTGTTTCGCTTAGAAACAGGTTTTCCATCAAAGTATAACAGTTGTTGTCGATATTTCTGTACCTTTGCATTAGATTCTCCATCTCCAATAGGTAGATGTATTTTTCTATTTTCAAATAAATCTGCCATAGCACCTACACCATATAGTGGGTCATGTTTGTTTTTACCTGTTAGGTGTCCTTGTATAGTAATACCACTACGTAGTGTAAATTCTTTTATACCTGCATCTTGTCGTATTGCAGATTGAAAACCATTTTCTTCTACTATCCAATGTCTGCAATCGTATTTATGTAACCAGTCAGCCATTTGGTCTAAGGCAGCTCTTACTCCCCCACCACGTCTATTTTCTAAATCTATTAAATATAATTCAGCTCTGTATTGGTCTATTCCCCATAACACAGATGCTTGGTAACCAGATGATGCAGGGTCAAGTCCTGCTACTAAATACAAGTTATTATATTTTTGTCCCATAACCATATCTGCACGCATACACTGGTCAATTATGTTCATAGTAAATATCTGTGTACCCTCTACATAAGCTTGGTTATAATACACCATTTCGAATGTCTGCCTACCACCTGTAGATTCTGCAGAATGTAACCTAGACATTAACCATTTAAAAGAACGTTTGTTAGACCACAACATACATTCAATATGGTCCTCTTCTAAATGCTCTGGTATCTGACAATCTATAGCATGTGCTGTTTCTACTATGGTTGTAAAGTTATCTGATTCAAGTAAATGATTATATAAATCATCAGGGTGCTGTCTAGACCCAATAACAATTACAGCTGTGTGTTCCTCTTTACGACTTGATAGGGTAGTAGTCCACCATTGTCTTGTGCTTTCTCTTGCACCAGGTTGTTGTGTAGTCTGATGGTCCTCAATGTCATCAGCAATAATTATGTCACAGTCACGTGATAGAATCTTTCCACCCTTACCTACAGCAACCAT